TTTTTGCGTTGATGTTTGCCTCTTCTTCTTGTCTAGCTCTTCCAGCTTCCTGCGCCCAGCCTCAAAGTTCATCGAGTCATCTTCAGGCTGGCTTGTTGTATTCTGTCCTTGAGACACGCTGATACCTCCATCTCCTGGTGCTGCGCCGCCGGTAGAGTTGATGTTGGCTGCACCACCTCCAACTGCGTCAAGCTTATCACGCTGGCTTCCTGCACCACCATCAACGTCACCGCCAACGCTTCCGTCTGCTGTCAGTTGTTGGCGCGCGCTTGGGTCAGGCGCACCGTCTACCTTCATGATTAGAAATTGTCGCTTGCCTGGCTGGTTGCCCTCGTCAACCACGTCAAGAGTTTCCTTGATGGCAGCCAACAAAGGGTTAACCGCTGAGATGAGAGCATTCAGCTTCTTGCCGTTGACGACACATTTGGCATCTGGGACAATCATCTGGCTTGGCAGGTTTTAATTTTCATCACCATAATATTACCAGCCCACTTGGTCACACTTGATTCAAGGATGATGTTTGCGCCCTCGCTAACCATGCGTATGTAGTCTGTGGCTGTGGGCATTGTGGGTGTGGTTAGTTGAGAAATTATCGTATTATTAACGCTTTTCTGACTATAGGAAAAGTCTCTTGTTGTTTCAACTGGTTCCCCTATGTAGGTGTCCATTATTCTGAACGGCTCTGGTATGACGATGTCATTTTCGTCATTGATGCCTGTTGTTACACCAGGCAAGATATATTGATATCTTGTTCGCGTGGTTGCGTTGCGCGTGATGGGAGGCCTAGACATCCCCGTGTTGATTGTTTTCGCTCCTGTCTTCAGTGTTAATTGCGGGAAACCGTCCCATTTGTAGCCAACGTCAACCACAAACGTCGTGGTTGATGGAACTGATAACACCTCGAACTGGCCGTTTATAGAATGAACATATGGGTCGGTTCCTTCTGTGAATTGCATGTTTACCTCCATGCGCTGGCCGACGTCTATGCTGTGAACCTCCGACGTGGTTATCATCAGCCCCACAGCACCAAGATTCAAAGATACATCAGATATGTCGTATGATAGTGCCTCTGGGTTCCTAGCCTCGCCAGATGTTGGTTCTAGTGTTGGCAGTCCTGTCCAGTCTAGATCTGTGTCTGTGATTCTGAATCTTGTCGTTGATGACACTTCGCGCACTGTTACACTGACCCAATCTTTGCCTGTTGTTACATAAAGATCGCCGGAACCTTCAGGCTCGCCAGTTGTCTCATCGAATATATCATATGCAATATTGCGCAGTTCCACATTGTCATCAACACCAAGACTGTGAGGTGCTGATGTTGTTATCCACAATCCATCATCCTGACCTAATCCGCCCGCGTATGACTCCAGCGCATCAATGCTAAGGTTGCCATTTAAGATGCCTGGATACTTCACAAGCTCAGAGCCTGATGGCAGGCTAATTATTTTGGGAATGTTGGCGAAGGTGCGAGTGAATGTCAGAAAGCCGCCAGTCGCTGGCTGCAAATTTGTATCGCCTACAAAGTATGCTTTATTGTCTGCGGGGAATGGTAACACATTAACGCCGGCTGCGCTGGCACTAGACATCGTATCGTCAAGGTCAAGCTCGCTCGCGTTGTAATCGCTGGCGAGCTGGCTGCATATCATTGTGTATACTTTTGTATCACTGTCGCCATCTGCAAGAAATGGATAATTAACGAAACTGCCCTCTCCCACATTGACTGAGGCGAGCGATGGTTGTATGTATGGAATTGCCATGATTTTATATTAGCACTTTAGTGCTGCTTTAATGTCTCCTAAAAGTGTAGTTTGCTTTGCCAGCTCGCCTTGCATATCTGCCATCACTTGCGCTGGTTTCTTTGGTTCTTTGGGTCCTCCACCTCCACCTGGGCCGAGTGGCTTGCCATTAGGGCCGAGCGGCTCGCCATTAGGGCCAACTATCTTGCCATCAGGACCGAGTGGTGGGGCACCAACTTTTGGTTGTGCTCGATCGGCTCTTCTTTGTGCAATGTCTGCCTCTAGTTTTTTGCGAGCCTCTGGATCTCTCTCTCTGTTGATTTCTCTGTTTTCCGCTCTTCTGAGTCTCTCCTCTTTAGCTGCTGCCGCACGTTCGCGCACTGTGCCTGTCTTGCGTTTTTCTGTTGATACATTGCGAATACCACCACCCCTTTCTCGTTCTTCTTGGAGTTCTGCTCGCTCTCTGTTCCTTTGTTTTTTGGCTCTTTCTTTTTGTATACGGTCAAATTCTCTTTGCTCTCTGCGTGTGACAAATCCGCTCTGGTTTAAATCTGGGCCAAATCTTATGGCTGCAAGCTGTTTGGCTGCAATAACTGCCTCATCATAGCTCTTGCCTGTTGATTTCATCACATCATCAATGCTCTTTAGCATGTCTAGGCGTTTCTGCTCTTCATGAATAAGCGCGTCGTTGCCCTCGATGTGTGCGTCCATCAGTGCCTCCTCTGCACGCTCCATTTCTTTCTGGTTAAAGAGTATTTTCTCGGCTATTGCCAGTGCTTCCTTTCTGCTTTTTATGCCCCTTTTCCTAAGGTCTGCCACCAGTGTCTCAAGTTCAATCTGGTCTTGTATTGCACCTTGCTCCTGTCTGTCGCCGTTAGCCTTCGCCCTCTGCAAGTCCAGCTCAAGCTCTTTGATGCTCTTGTATCTTTCTTCGATGTTGGAGACGTTGGTGGCTGTCTGCTTGGTCGCCTCTGCTGTGCCTTGTGCGCCTTTTAATATCTCGCCTTGTTCGTTAGCCATTCCCTGCCAGAAGCCCACCGCTTTGTCTGCCTCGAAGTTTACATTGTCCATGCCCTCCAATGCTTTGTTAAAGCTTTCTGCAAAGCCCTTCTTTGGTGCATTGCTTAACTCAATGAGCTGCTGCTCTACTTCGGAGACATCCATCTTGGGTAACTCAATGCCTGGGATATTGTTGAGCATATCAACAAGGTCATTGATTGCTGGAGCAACTGCCTGCTTGATAACAAGCCCAAGCATTTCAAAGCCTGTCTTCAATCTCGGCCATAATGTTTCCACCGATGCTATCAAAGCTGCTGCCAGCGTTCTTGATGCGCCAAGAAACGCATTGCCAAGCCAAACGCCAACCTTTGCCATCATTGCCATGAACTGAGCGCCAAGCTGCTTGATTGCTGCGTGGTTGTTTTCTCCGCTTAGTATCTGACCAACTTTGATGACTGCCTTTTTCTTGAACCTGTCAAACTTTAGGCTCATGTCATTCAACGCCTTCGATGTGGCGTCGCTCATGATCATTCCATTTTCTTGTGCATCTTTGCCTAGCTGCTTTAATAACTTGCTTTGGTCGGCATACAGTGGCGAGAGAACCTTCATGTCTGATGCCGTTCTTTCGAGATACTCATCAAACTGTTTGCCCTCAATGCCAGCTTGCTGAAGCGATTTCACATATAGCCCGATCGCCTCTGGCCCAGATAACTCCTGGAACTGCTCTGCTGTAACCCCAAGCTGTGGTGCAATCTCCTCAAAGAACTGCTTTAGCTCGCCACTCCCTTCATTAAGAAACTGACCGACTCTTTCATCAAAGTCCTTGAACATGTCAGCAAGTTTCTCCTGTGAGATGCCAACTGTCTCGGCTGCATAAGCCATTTTCTGAAACTCTGCCGGCGTGCTGTTCGCCACCCGTGAAAGGTTCTCGATCTCTCTACCCAGACTCAATGCTTCCCTTGATGCCAAGCCAAAGCCAGCAACCATTGCAGCGATTCCAGCCTTGGCTACCCTGTTAAGTGCCTCGGTGCCTTTCTGTGAAAAGCCACGAATCTTGGCACCCATTGTATTCAATGCGCTTGTTGCTCCCTTGGTGGCAAGGGACATGGTCATTTTGATTTCGCTCTTAGCCATTGTTTAAACTGTTTAGGTATTTTGATTTAATCTCTCTGAGAGAATCTGGTTCTAGTAATTTATAGCCAGGTATTGTTGACATTCTGATGGTGCGCTGCAATGAGAATGCACGTCGCAGTGTCATTGCCAGCACGTCCTCTGGGTGTATGCTGTATCTGCTTGCCAGCTCGTCAATCATGGAAGCCTCACCAGATATAACTGGCATCGAGTTAACTTTCTTGCTGGTTGCTGTGCTCTGATCCACTGGGAACTCATCTAGCGACTCTTTGAGATGTTCACAAACTACAGCAACCATTTCCATTCCTTCTGATGTGTTTTTAATGCTCTTTGCAACGCGCCTATAAAGCCAGAAAACGCGCCAGTCTTTCAACCAGCCGGAGGCTTTGTATCTTACGCTATTGCGCCAGATGTAATCAACTATTGCCTCCACTGTTGGCTCGTCGCCATAGATCATAGGAGACTTCAGCGCCAGGAGGTCAAACCAGACTTGCACAGTCATCGGTTTCAGCTTCTCGCCTGCAACGATGTAATCTTTTGAAAAGGTTGACCAGTCAAGAATGCGGTTAAGCTCTAGCTTATCGCGCTCTTCTTTATACTGTTGTGCAATGTCCATCTTAATAAAAAGGCCTTGCCCGCTTTCTACGAGCAAGGCCGAAACCAAACGTGTTTTTATAAAAAGTTACTTATCTGCTTTTGGCTTTGAAAGTTTCTTTGCAATGCCGCGTTTGACTAGGTCAAGAGCCACGCCGTTGTGAACGTCCACAATGGTGTCAGCTTTTTCAACCGTGCCACGTATTGAGTGATCTTTGACGAGTTTGACCTTCATCTAATTATGCCTGGTAAGTCTTGAGAATTACGCCAACGCTGAATGTGTCGAAGTCTTCCTTTGAGCGGTTGACGTTGATGCTGTGAACTACGAGAGTAGAGGCTGTGCCGCTGCGGTCGAAGTCATAAGTGAATTCTTCGCCTGCTGCTGGCAGAACTGTGGTAGTCGCTGCGCGCTGGAGAACCATTGAGCCTTCGATCTGGCTGCCGCCTTCACGAATCATAAAGTCGGCGCGGTCGCCATTCTCGTCTGTGCGGCTGATGATGCGGTGATCTGTCGCGCTAAGGTCGACAGAATCAACCACGTATGTGATCAGGTTGATGGTGACGACTTCTAAGCCTTGCGGCTGATCTGCTTGTGAGTTGTATGGAATTGCCATGAGTGTATTTTTTTAGGTTTGGTTTGTGCTGATTATTTAAGCAACAGGCCACGCTGTTGTCAAGATGGAAAAGTCGCCGGTGAACGTCAGCACCGTTTCATCGTTGCTGCTATCGTATGCTGTGTAAGTGGTTTCGCTAGGAATTAGCCTGTTGATCCAGTAGAGATCAATCTGATCATTGAGGCTGGCAACTTGTGCAGCTCTGGAGATGCTGAGAAGATTGCGCACCTTTGCCACTAGCTCGCGGTGATAACGTGAGAACGCTGCACCAGGCACTGCGTTCTCGACGCGGTCTGTGTGCACGGTGATGTCCACGCTGTAATCATAATGATCATATTCAAGGCTGGCGTCTGGCTTCTCGCTCATGTGCTCATCCTCTGATATGCCCTCAATAGTAAACTGCACGCCGATGAAGTCATCGCCTAGCCGCTGGGGGTCGTTGGCAGTTGCAAGCTCGATGCCATTAGCCAGCAGGAAGTCATAGAACGACTGTTCCATGTTACCTTCAAAATTAAAAACTTCCTCGTCTGTGGCGGCTGGCATTGTCTTTTTTTATACTAAATATTGCTGATTGTCAAACCACTTTGAAGCTTGAGTCCTTTGCTGCTTTCCTCATTAGAAACTCACCACGCTTGACTGCCTTGATGAGTCTGTTCTTTCTGAGCCTTGGCAGGTGTTTGTTGGTGTGAAATAAACCGCCTGCTCTGCCTGTGATTGTTCCCTTTGATCCTTTACTCTCCTTTTTCACTGTGCCAGTGCCTACTGAATTCATGAGGTTCTTTTTCACCAGTGCCGGTGCTGTTACCTTTGCACCAAGTGCAATGGCTGCCTTGTAAAATGCTGCTTTTGCTGTGCCTACATTAGCTTGTTGATCTTTGACGTATTTTTTGAATACAGGTGCGCTCACCCAGTATCTATTTGAACCACTAAGCGGTCTTGTTCTGTTGTTGGCTCCTTGGTTGGCATTGTGCCAAGCGTGCAGTAATCCAGCATCGTCAATGACGCCCTTGGCAATAACCTTGCCTTTGCCATAGATAATAGGGCCACTTCCCCATGATTTCTTTGCCTTTGTTATTACGCCCTTTTCCTTCACTGTGCATATCTGTGCGATGTCAATGAACATTGCCCACTTGCCAGCCTGCATATCTTTAGATGTGCCGACTGATGCTGAGTTTGTCAGCTTTGGAAACGATGCGAATGGCGGTGTGAACCTTGCCACTTCTCTGGCTAAGATGCCAGTTTGCTGCTTGATAAACTCCTTCTCGTCTTTGCCAAGCTTCTTGGCGAGTATCCTGGCACGCTTCTGAAATACTGCATCATCAATTATGACGTCCTTTTTAGCCATCTTTAGATCGTAGTGTGATGGCGTAGCTTTCAACGTCTGACTGCACCTCGGTGATAACGTAGGTCTTGCGCTGGTTGACTCTGATTAGCGTCTCGTTGATCCTAGGCTCGTTTGTGAGTGCTGACTTTAAACAGGTGGCAACGGTGCTCACGTCGTCCTCATCGCCAAAGACGTGGCGTGTGATGTCCATGCTGGATTCTTCAAATGCCGCTTGGAACTGATTGCCGCCAATGCTGGCTGGTTCTCCGATGACACCAAGAGAATTGGTCATCGCTGTCTTGATGAAGTTGTCGAATGTTCCCATAGGTTTATTACATGATAAGCACCAAGAGCCAGTTGTCAATGCTGTAAGCTGTAGACAAAAAAATGCGCCACCCATTACAGGTGACGCATCTTGAGTTTGTTATGAATTACTTCTTGGCTGACTTCTTAGCCGGTGCCTTGGAAGGGGCATTCACTTTGCGCTTGTCATAGGCGACTTTGCGGTAGTGGAATACCTCACCTTCTTTGTCACAAGTAAGGAAAGCGTCAAGAGTATCCTGTGCGTCATGCGAAGCGGCAAGCACCTCGATTGCGCCGCTAGGCTTCACCAGTATTGTAATGCTTGGCTTTGTCATGATTAAGCAGTGGTTACGCGAACGCCATAATCTACACCCTTGGCAACGCCGTAAAGGAGGTTGCAGTTGTAGTAAAGGATGCCGTCGGAGTCATACCAGCGACGGAACTGAACTGGAAGTCCAAGACCTGGGATGGTGACTGTCTCAACTTCGATGCCTGCTTGTGCAGCCATTTCAGAATCAACTGTGCGTCCAGCCATGAGGAGTGCATTCTTCTGGAAGGCGAAGGCTGCAAGGTTTTCTGCATTGGCGTCAGCCAAGTCAGTTTCATGGATGTCAAAACGTGCAACGCGTGGAACGGTAGCATTTTGCTTGTCAGCGATGATTCCTGGAATCTCTGCGCTGTTCATGGACTTAACCAATGAAGCGTAGTAGCTAGGATTCATGAACACGCTGCGGCCTTCTTTCGATGCCTTCTT